TCGTCCAAGGATTGAGATCCACCCGGTTTGAAATCAGCAACCATAGAGGCTATCCGGCCTCTTATGTTTCCGTCGATATCAAACATACCATTTAAAGTCCTTCTACCAGCTTCGATATTTGTAAGGTCTAAAACCGGACGAATGGTAGGAGCCAAATCTAAATCCCCATTTATGATATTTACCATATTTGATATGGCTTTTTTCAATGAGTTCATTGCGATGTTACCCATGTCTTTTGCTGATGTAGCAACGCCAGAGACGTTCCGTAATCCGATAATAAACCCCTCACCAGCGTACATACCAAGTTGGGTAAAGGCTTTGGATGGGGAGTGAATACCTAACGTCATCTTGGCCGAATTAAGGGCCATTAAGGCCATATTAGCAGCCTCAATTGCTAGGCCTGGGCTTCTGCTTATGATCCCCTGTTTTATTCCTTCCACAATATTGGCACCGAGTGAAGACCAATCTGGCTTCTTCATTATGCCTTGGATATTGTCCGCCAGGGTAGATACTTCTTTCTCTGTGTCAGTCCTTAAGGTTGTTACTGTAGTTTTGATATTTGTTCCCATAGTCGTGAACTCGGTTTCAGTATTAGTTCTGAGAGAACCTGTTGCAGTAGCCCAGTCAAGTTGTAATTTAGAGAGCTCGTCTTCTGCGTCTGAAGTTAATTTCCGTATTTTGCTTTCAGTTTCTATACGCATAGACTCTAACTCACTAATTGCTTCGGTTTTAGCGTCAGCGTGTTTAGTTCTCCACAATGATACATAAGTATCGAGCTTATCAGCACTCATTTTGTTTATAGCTTCGATTTGAGCTGCTGACTGGGGACCCATATTTCTGAGTTCGGTAAGTAGATCCTGATCGAGACCTTTTCGTGCTAACTCGTCAATATTTTTCTTCCAGGATTCGAAGGCTTTAACTTGTCCTTGTAAGTTCTTGATCAATCGGTCTCCGCTTACTGGTTTAGCAGTCTCGACCTTATCGAATAAATTATAAGCGGAGTATAGAGAATCTGTACGTGCTTTTAAAGCATCATCATATTCTCTATTTACACTTTCGATATCGCTTATTAATTTCTCGTTGATCTCTTTAGCCTTCGCGTAATAATCATCTTCCAGTTGTTTACGTCGATCATTTATTTCCTTCTGAACCCTATAGATTTCCTTATCTGCTTCTTCGCGTTCTTTAGTTCCTTCCAAATATCTTTTCTGAACACGTTTCCAAGCAGCAAGTTCGTCATCCAGACTTAACTCGTTGTAATATTTCCTGTCACTAATCCAATCAACTGAAGCATCGAAGCCTGCCCTGTTTAATTCTTTTTGCACTCTATAGACTTCTCTATCGGCCTTCTTACGTTCCTCAGTTCCTTGAATATATCTCTTTTGGAGCCGTTCCCAGGCAGCGAGTTCTTGCTCGAGACTTAATTGGTTGTAATATTTACGATCGTCGATCCAGGCAACTGATTTATCGAATGCTTCCTTGGCGGTGTCAACTACTGCTCTCGATACTTTCTTGGTTGCACTTACAGCCTTCGTGCCGCTCTTTGTTATACCTTGACCCATACCTGCTCCGACCATTTGACCTATTTTTTCGTCGAAGACTGTGGATGGGGAATGGATACCTAGGACCCCTCTAGCAGAGGCAATAACCGAATTGGCTAAGCCACCTGCGGTAGAACCTACGGAACCAATCATGCTCTCCATACCATTTATAAAACCCTTAACTACGTTCTTACCAACATCCGTAAAATCATCGATAGATCCGACTAATACCTTCGTTCCAGCGTCAACAAATGAATCCATGAGATTCTCAACAGCACTGATTAAAGGTTCGGTGTTTCCTCTGATAGCCTCGGCAAGTCCATTTATGAATGCAAGTATAAAATCAAAGCCTGCCTGAATAACTTTAGGTATCATTGAAGTGACACCGTTAATGAAATTGACTACGATTTCTACGGCCGTAGCCGCGATCTCGCCAATATGATCTGCGATGCCTTTTAATAATCCAAGAATAATATGCATACCAGCATCTATCATTTGTGGTAGATAATCTGACATGGTTTGGAGTATTGTTGTTAGAAGTTTGTAGAGGGCATTTACTACGTCAGGTATCAGAGTAACTATTGTTTTGATGATGGCCTCCACGATCTTAATAGCTGCCTCTGCGATTACAGGTACCCCATTACCTAGGACCCTGGCGAAATCAACTAAACCTTGCGCAAGGGTTTGTAGAGCATAAGGAATAAGACCAATGAGACCAGTTACCATAGCAACTAAGGCTACTGAAGCAGCCGTACCAGATACTGCTAAGGCTGCTAGTCCCGTTGACAGGGCTAGAACGCCACCACCGATTAACGCAACGCCAACGCCAAATAACGTAATAGCGCCAGATAGGGCTAATATAGCCGGAACCAATGGTGTCAAGAATATGGCGGCCGCCCCAATAATACCGAGAGCACCAGCCAAAGCTATTAAAGCTCCCCCAATTTGAGGGAGAGACATAGACCCAAGCGTTTTTAATGCAGTAGCTAATACCATTATAGAGATAGCCATTATTACGAAAGTGCTTGAATCTGCTAGCGATCCAAATCTCTTCAAGAGTACAAACGTGCCCACGATAATTCCTAAAGACACAGACATAGCCGTTAGTGCCCGTTCAATCTGATCCCAAGACATTGCGCCCATTGCTTTTAAAGCATTTGCCAACATCATCATAGATCCAGCAATGTCGAGTAAAGCTAATGATTGAATAAAACTATTCTTCGGTAGGAAATTTAGAGCAATAGTTATTGCTGCTAATGCCCCTACCATTGTAAATAAACCCCTTCCTATATCTGGCCAGGGTATGTTACTTATTTTAACGATAGCTTCCGCAATTAGAAGCAGCGCCCCTCCCATAATAGTTAATCCGATGGCCGTAGAGACGATACCTGCTGGATTACCTAGTCTTTTTGTAAACACCACTATTTCTAATAACATAACAGCCATTCCCGCAAGACCCTTTACTAAGGCTTTAGGCTCTATATCGGAAAGTTTCTTAACAGCCATAGCAAGAACATTCAAAGATGCAGCAAAGACAAGAATACCTGCGCTGTTTAATATCCCCATCTTACTAAGGTTCGTCGCTCTCATGAATAATGCTAACTCAGTGACTAATACCCCTATCCCTATGAGCCCTTTAGTTAGATCGCCTGTATTCAGCGCGCCCATCTTCTCTACTGCTCTGGCCAACACATTTATAGCTGTAGCAAATAAGATAAAACCTACTGAACTCCTTATCATCATTCCTGAGGAGGCAGATAAGGCTTTAGCGGAAGCTATTAATATCGCGGACATACCAGCAAGGGCAATAAGGCCCTTAGAGACGCCGCCCCAATCAAGTTCTGTCAGTTTCTTCATCGCACCAGCGAGTATAAGGATCGCTACTGATAAGCCGATCATACCTGTCGTAAGCCTTATCATTGCTATGAATCCGACACCGCCAGTAAGCCATTCAAAAGCAGCCATCGCAGCGAATAAGTCTACGAACATACCGGTCATAGCCGCGAGTGCTACAGTGAGTTTTGATGAGTCAATTAAAGATAATGCAACAAGCGCTGCTGATAATATACCCATAGCGATTGCAATTCTCATTAATGCACTGGCTTTTAATGATGTCTGATAAGCCTCAAGGCAACCCCTAACACTATTAAGAATGCCAGTGATTTGGCCTAGACTGCTCGTGAATCGTTGTATGTTATATAAGATGCCCGCAATTAGACCACCGTTAATAATGTCAAATATTGATTTGAAGTCTGGAGTTCCGAATGAATTTGCAATGAATTCCCGCATCTTAGCAAAGGCATTACCGATCATACTTGCTAGGTTATAGAAGATTGAAACTAATCCTTCCATAAATATACCGAGCTTTTCAAGGGGATCGAGTCTTGCTTGGATTCTCTGACCTAATGAATCAAGAGCCGTGGTGTCGACAACACCAAGAGAAGCAAGAGCGTCAACCATTGCAATTACAGCCGCCCTAATTCCCTTTGCTACTGGTTCTATGATGCCACCTAAGGCCTTTATTACGGCAGTAAACGCATTCGAGGATTTTAATGCCTCGTCGATAGCCACTATAAAACCACTAAAAGTTCCGGTGACAGAAAGGAGGCTATCTCCAACCGGGAGCATAAATTTAATAATGGAAAAGAAGGCACCGCTAACAGCAGTAAAGAGTTGTTTACCAATATCGAGAAGGGCAAATAATCCCTTAAATGTGTTCTTGAGATTCTCAGCTGTTTTCTCTCCTATTTTGAAGTTTGCCATGAGATCTCTGATCCCTACTGAAATCTCAACAAGACGTTTACCAGTCATCTTTGGAAAGACCTCTCTAAAGGCCTCTCCTATTGGCTTTAATATCGATTGAAGACCGGTAAAAGCACTCGTAAGGGCTTGGATAATAGCGTCCCTGCCGCCATTAGCTTTCCAAAAAGCAAGTGTCTCGTTTCTAGCGTCGGCAGAGGCACCGACTATAGAACCGAAACCATCGTTGATTGCCGTGAAGAACGATGCGGCTTCTTCTTTGTTACCAATTATGTTTTCCCAAGATTGAGCCCAGCCTGATTGTACCGATTCCCTCATGGTATTGAGTAATTGAGTGAAAGTTTTAACCTGTGTTGCTGCTTTGACTAACATTGGGTCGTCAGCAAAACCACTTAAAGTCTTTGTCAGGGTATCAGAAGTCAACCAACCCTCTTCTAGAGTTAATCGGAAAGGTTTAGACTCATCGACAAATACTCCCATTTCTTTTGCTGTTTTCTTTAAGGCGTTTTGGAAGAGTTCGCCTCCCATACCGGCATTAACTACTGAGTTCCAATCCATCAGACTTACTCTACCCGCCGCCAATGCTTGTGATAACTGATACATGGCTACGGACGCTTGTTCTGGAGTTGAACCTGAACCGGCCGCGAGGTTAGCTATACCTTTAATCGACATTGTTGACTTTTTAAGATCGATACCGGCCGCAGTAAATGTGCCTATATTTTTCGCCATCTCAGCGAAGTTATAAATAGTCTTATCAGAATAAATATTAAGTTCATTTAGGGCATCGTTAATTTGTTGTAGGGTTGTTCCTTTGCTGGCTGTATTTGTTAATATTGTTTGAATGGCGCCCATCTTTGTTTCGTATTCATGGAAACCGGTAATTATTGGATCTACAGTTAGGGAGGAAACGAGTTGTTTACCCGCATATAGAGCCGAGTTTGCGATGTTAGCAAGGGCGGTAACTCCTACAATACCAAGGGCCGTAAACCTACTGGCGATCAGGTCGACTCCCTGACCTATTCCCTCAAGAGAGAATGATCTTCCGGCTCTTTCAAGATTACCTAAATTCTTTATAGCACCATCAAAATTTAAACCGCTCTTCAAATTATCGAGAGATTTGAGGGTTGTGCCGATGCCTTTCTCGAATTGATTATTATCGAATTGCATCTTTACTATTCGTTCGTCAACATTCTTTGTCATAAAGCCGTCACCTCCCGCCAAATTTCGTTTGTTATTTTGTCAAAGATCGGACGGATCGCCGGATTTATATAATCTCGTCCTTGAACATAGCCACCATTTCGCGTTCCGTGACCGTACTGAAGAATTATAGCAATAGGAACACCGTCTACAAAGTGTGAATTCGTCCAATTTATTATGAGCGAGTTCTTAGTTATTCGAGTTTCGTACCCCCACGAGTTAGCCGTTAAACTAGAATCGATAGGGGTAGCCGAGGCGAGAGCAGAAACCCCTTCTCGGCCATACTTTTCTAAAATGCGAATATAGTCATTTTTTCTTGCCCGTTTAAGAAAGTTTTCTGTGTTGTTGAAATTCCCCTTATGTTTAAATGTAATCATATTGATCACCCTTTAGTGTTTAATGCTTGTTTACGGGCCGCATTTATGGATGCGTTCCGACTCATAAGTTCTTTCTTACCCATTTTCTTAGGAGGTTTATTCTTTATGTTGCATACATTTATAAGTGTCAATAATCTATTTAAATGCCATTTTTGACACTCAAATGGTATGTTATATGCTATCATCCAATGATATATAATTTCAGCAGTAATAACTTCTTTATTTGCGGTCTTTTTCGCACTTGAGAAAACTGTAGCCGTCATCGGAGCAGTCGTATATTCATTAACTTGATTACTATTTTCCTGAGTTATACGAGAGTAAACTTTTGGATCGACGTTTTGAGTTAACGTCATACAACGTATATAATCAAGAGCCTCTTCGTTTGTTCTAGGTTCTTTAGACAGGAACGGTTTACACCATTTTGACTCCCATTTTGAAACTGAGACCAGAGAATGCTCTAATTGAAGAGTTTGCTCTTTTAGAGGAACAAATTCTTGTTTGTCGTCATCAAAGTGCTCGCTGGCGGGTATTGTAATTTTCAGCATGTCTCTGGCCTCCTTTTAATTATTTACTCGTCGAAGGTTAACCCTGGTGATTTTGGCTTTTCATTCTCGTCTTCAAATTTTTGACATTTAATTTCAATGCTACCGGAACCTAAGTGTAAGGGCAGTTCTTTTATAACGCCGTTAGCGTAGTTCACTGCATGTATACCACTAATGGCGGTTTGTATAAATGTGCTGTCGATGCACTGTTTTTTCTTTTTACATTCGGGACATTTACAGATTAATCCATAACTCATTTATAATTTCTCCTTTTATTTCGGTACTTGCGGCATAATGCCATTTATAAATTCAACGGCTGCTTGATCACTAAAAGCTAATTCCATAAAGAGATCACTATATGCTTCCGTCTGTGCAAATCCTTCTCGAATTTCTTTTGATTTCATAAATCGTTTACCATCCGGAGATTTCTCACCATAAGCTCTTAAGACTAGATCTTTAAATATTTCAATTATCCTTTTAACATCTCTTTCTGCTATGATTTTCTGAAGCATTTTAGTTAAACCGCCATCAGCGGACATTTCCATTTCGGTTGCCTCTGCCTTTGAGATGTTAAAGTAGAAATCCTCTGTCCTCTGATTACCATCGTAATCGGTATAAGTTATGGTCTTTTTTAACATAGTGTTTTAACTCCCTTCAAAATTTAAATTTTAAAAACATAGAGCTCCCATATTTCAGGGAGCCCTATAAAGAAAAGAGGAGGTAACTAATTAAGCTACAGTTGCGAAACTCTTGACTTCTGCAGCGAGTGATTGTCCATAGACATCTACTACGCCACCAACGGTGACGATGTATGTGGTGCTGTTTGCCAGATTTTCTGTGGGATTGAATGTAAGTACTTTTCCAGCAACATCCCATGTTTTCGCTCCAGCGACAATAGCCCCGGCCGCAGACGAAACAATAATTGCTTCGCTTTGGATTTCATTATTGAATGTCAGAACGATGTTAGCAGCAACGGTAATGTCAATTGCATCGTCAGCAGGTACGATCGTCGATAATGCTACAGCAGCGGGCGCGGCTTCAGTAAATATAGCGGCAACTTCATCCGGCAACGGGAGACGTGCGTCGGCACCAGCAGTTCCGAAGAGTATATTTTCGAGAGTGGCTAATTTTGCCGCATCTACCTTGGTGGAATCAATGGTTAATGATGCCGAAGGTTTCTTTCCAGTGATGGTCACAGGTGTGGTTGATATTTCCCAAGAAAAAGTCATAGCGTCCGAACCCTCATTGATTGTTTCATAACTCTTCTCAGAGGGGGCAGCCTCAGCACCATAAATCAAATGCAGTTTATAACCATGATCCAGATCGTCGACGTCGTTTCCAATAGATGTTTGATAAGCCAGTCCAAAGACAGATCTCTTCTGTTGGCCAACGGTAACACCGGTGACTAATGCCGCAGAACCATCACAGGCAGCAAATTCGTCAGGATAGGTAAAAGCTTCTATGGTAGCTCCAAACTCTTCCGCCGATTTAATGTTGCCGTATTTAATATCGTCAGCATAGATGGGATTCGGTTCCGCACCTGACGGACTCTCGGTTACACCGGTAATTCCGCTCCAAGCAACGCCTAGGGGATATACTCCTAATGAATTCCTGATATATAATACCGCTTTTTTAACACCAGTTTCATAAATTTTTTGACCAATTTGGTCCCATAGTAATACGGTCATGATAAATCCTCCTTTTAATAATTTAGGGTATAAACGTCGTGATTAAGATTATCGGCTGTATAATGTCGTTGGAATGTACACATAGGTAACATTGCGACTTTTTGCAGAATTTCGCTATCGGGGTTAGGATCGATTACCGTCACGTTATATTGTAATCGATAGGTATACGGTTTATTATCAGCAAACCGTGTATCTCCCGAATTGCGTGAATATATGATGCAAGGATACTGCATCGTAATGGTTGCCGGGGGTTGGAAATAAACATTTCTTGTTCCCAGTAAATTCTCAAGGAGCGTTTGAAGACCAAGTCTATTTCCCATTATAAACGCCCCCTATTGTTAAAATTAGACGGGGTCTCTGGACATCAATATTCGTAACTTTCCAAAAGACCCCCATCCACTCAACAAACTTTATCTTCTCCAAATTTTGGTAAGCATAGGGATCTGCTATAATGCTGATTGAATTATTGATTGAAACGTTATCGTTGAGATTCTCCCCAGGTTGCCATCTTCTGGTATTCCTTAGGACGTCACCTGAGTAGGAGCGCTCAGTGGAGCTTTCTGTCCATACACCAGGTGCCGACTCAACTGTCTCCACATAACCAACTGTGCCAAAGAATCTCATTTTGATATCTCCCCTTAGCTAGCCTGAATCTGTTCAACCACGATGGCAGATTTCGGACGAGTCAATGCGCCGGAACACCGGGCTTCCAGCAAATATTTCTGCTGATTGTAATCGATATCGAAATCGTCAAACATGCTAACTTGACCGCCCTTATCGGCACCAACAGTATAATCCTTCAGGTTGACAAGGATGGCTTTAAGTTTCACAACGGTAGGGGTAGCATCGATGGTAACGGTCCGAGTGAGGCCTTCCATGACCGGAACTTCGATAATCTTTGATACTCGCAGAGTCGTTGCTAGTTCATTTATGGTTGGATAGAGTTTACGGCCGGTGGTGTCTTTAAGGAGCAACATATCGGTTAAAGTATCGCTATCCATATAGAGTTCCGGGCTGCCGCTACCCTTGTAATTCTTACGGGCGCGAACAATCTCGTCTATTATTTCATCAGGATCATAAGCGGCTGGGATATTGACATGATGGGCATACATATCGTCATCTGTATAAATCGGACGTATATTAGCAACCGGAATCTTATCGCCAGATTCTGCATCGCGACCGTCTCCAACAAGAATTGCCCGGGCGAGTTCCTCATCCAGCATCACACGCATTTCGGCTTTCAACCATGCAACTACATCCAGATCGACAATATCGATGATGTCATCCCGATCAAGTTTCTGTTTCTTATAAATGGTAGTCGGGGTGGTTATCCGTTTCAAAAGGAGAACGACCTCCTCTTTTTTAAGGGAACCTTTCACATAACCTAAAGCACGAGCGGTATCCGCAGTAAGATCCGCGGCTGTACTCTTAATACGAGAGAACGGAGAATGAGTAGTACCGGAGATAACACCGTTGACCCACTCCACATTCCGCATTATAAGTTCAGGATTTGGAGTAACAGTTTTGGCATCCGGGAACAGATAATCAATATTTTCAATACCATAGGTGACAGTATGAGCTAAGAAACTTTCTCTAAAAGAACCAGTTTTCATTGCATCTGCCAGGATCTCACCGAATTGAGCATGCGTCAGGGTAGTTTTTGCGGCCTTATCCTCCAGGCTTTTATCAAATACATTTCTTTTCATTACTTTTCCTCCTTCATTATCAGAATGTTTAGCTTCTTTATTACCCTTATCTTTCTCGTCCTCGTCCTCATCATCCTCTTCATCGGGTTCAAGGGCGTGGGCAAGTATGGCATAAACCACGTTCTTTTGTTCCTCATTTAGGGTGTCAAAGACTTCGCCTACTGTTTTTTCTTCAGGGTTCGGATCTCCTTTTGAATCGTGTTCTAAATCAGAGTGAATTAAATACCCGTCCCCCATAAAGATGATAGCTTCTTCCTCGTCTATACCTTCGTTACCATCACCATGCTCGAAAGCGAGATTATCAATAAAAGCGCCTTCGTTTGCTCCGGCAAGGACAAGACTGACTTCTTTAATAGCTCCGTGTATAACCTTTTTTCCTTCCTGTTGTAACTGGTTTGCATAGATCGATAAGGCTGTAATATCACCATGAGCGACAAGGGTTTTCGCGTTCTGAGCAGCCGGTGAATCGTTAAACGAACAATATGTGTATACACCATCATCCCGATTCTCCAATAGAGCATGCCCAAGTATATTTGCTGGGTCATCGTGAATATGTTGCCATACCAAAGGAACCTTCTTACCATCATTATGTTTAAAAGCATCTTTAAGTATTGTGCGGCCGTCAGTACATTTTATATTATTCTTTGTGGCGTAACCGCTGAAATCGTATTTTTTCTTCGCCATTTTTATGTTCTCCTTTCAAATGGGTTATTCAGTTGGTACTTCTTGATTAAGATTTCTGTTTTCTAATTTATCAGATTTTGGATCATCTGATGGCTTATAACCTATAACGCCCCGCATTTCATTTGGCGACAAAATAGCATTTCTAGTAAATTTATCAGCAATTTCTGCTATACTGCCTACGGGGACAAGGTCAAATGGATCTCTAAAGGCCTTGATAGTTTGGTTTTGAGTCCGGGCTGTTTTCGTTAAGAATTTACGTTTCATTTCGTTAACAATCGCAGAGCAAATAGGTTTAACTGTGCGGTTGAAATAATTAAGCATAGTCTTTTCGTCTGCCGTACCATTAAATATACTCTCGGTCAATCCTAACTGGCTATAAAGCATACTCGTTAGATATGTAATTTGAGTCATTAAATTATTATCGGCAGGTCTATTTAACTGAGTAACTTTTTCAGTTCCATCAGTATAAGCTATGCCATATTTTGAATTTGCTAGTTGTTCTTCCATAGCTGTGCGACGTTCTTCCGCCTGTAATTTCCTTGCCGCCGTCTTAATAACATATGGTAATTGTATGATGACATCGAGTTTTCCCGAACCACTCTGTTCATCGATAGCGTCTAAGAGATTTAATTTCCGGATTAAACGCTTCAATGTGGAATTTGGTTGATTCATTACCGCATATAACGGATTTTCTATAATACAAACCATATTTTTTGGAAGGGTTATCTCTTCCCGTCTTCCAGTCTTATCGTTATACAGTTGAATACGCACATTAGATGGATACCATTCAATTATTTTTCCGACACGCATAGATTGTATATCATACGAAGTAGATATTTTTGGGTCTATTGATGTATCAACAGGAACAATAGCGACGCACCCCTCATCGAACATAGACATAACTACATCTTGTATGAAGGCGCTCGCCGTTTGATCAAGATTAGCTTCAACTGTTAAACAGTTATTAAGACTAGAAGGGATTGTGTCCTGATATCTTCCATTTTCATCTAAACGAACGTGTTGGAAGGCGATGGCCGATACATCGACGGCAATCTGATTATAAATTGTTGCAACGATTGAGCGATCGTTTCCATAAGCTAGACGGACACGATCAGGACGGATACTACTGTATCCACCGCCATTATATACGACAGTGGGATCTTTATTGAGGAAGGCGTTCCATGCATGTTTTAGCCTCCCCCCCATGGGGAATTGCATTCTAACACCTCCTTAATAAATTTTATAATCTTTAGAACTAAGAGTTATAACGTCACCGGCTTTTTGAGCCAAAATCCTACTACCCCATTGATTACATCTAGCTTCGTTCCGAGCTCTTTCGGCACGAACAGATGACGCTTTTGTCGCGATCGCCCATCGCGCAACGGGAGTTAGGCTCATGGCAGTTCTAATCCCAATTTCCATAAGTTTTTCCTTTGAAATTAGATGATTTTTTGTTCCTCTTATCTTTGTCCCATTATCGGTGTATCGTTTTGAGGCGGACTTAGCAAGGGTATCATTAATAACAACATTCGTAGCTGTCGTAGTAGCAATTTTTATAATACGTTTTTCCATACTTTTTTTATCTAACGCCGCAGGTCTTCCAGTTAAATATACTCTCAAAACCTCTCCAACTACCATTTGAGCAGTAACTGACGCTGCTGTTTTACCGATACGAACTGCCACATGTTGATTTCTATATTTAAATCTAGCCGCATCTTCTCTATTTACCGATTTGTTCTTTCCGATAGCGGTTAATTTCTTCCGATAATCAGCTTCCCTTTGTTTGTGGCGGCCCCACCGCATTCCAAGGACGCCATAATGTTTAAGAACGTCAAGAGTCTCCATCTCATTACCCCCTTATTTTTAATAAGCAGCTCCGAGGGAGATCCTTCTCCAATTCTTATCTGCGATAGTGTTAGCTGCGACACATACATATAGATAAGAGGCATCTAATAATGCGTCCCATTGAGCGCCAACTGTGCCATCTACCCCACCACTTAATAAGACGGCCGCACCAGCAAAAGCACCATTAGCCATTGTTTCTCCAAGCACGATTGTATTACCAGCAACGCCAGCAACATCAGCCGTTAATTCTACAGTATCGCCATTACCATCAACCGCTCCAACCCCTTGTGTATCGGAGGCAGTGATTGCCGCTACAAGCGCCGTTACAGCATTGGCCGCCGTACAATCTGCGCCGGTTGCAAGTGCCGCAGCACTGAATATATTAGTTCCGGCTGTGAAGTTCTCAGTAGTCGCAATGCTATTACCAGCGACACCACCGACCAAGGCCGTAATTGCAAGGGCATCGACAGCAAATGCATCACCACATGTAACTGACGGATGCGGGTCATTATGGTCTGTACCTTTAATAGCCGCTACAATGTTTACCTGGGTATCCGCGAGAAGCGTTTCAACGTCGATCTCTCCATCAGCATTAGCTGTGCCATTAGGTACGAAGGTAAATACTTTTGTATCTATAGTCATTGTATCGCCTGCTGTTGGGTTCGTATCCACCGTTAAATTATCCGTGGCTTTTACAGTAGACGCATTAATATCCACCGCTATATTCCCCTCGACTACCGTTAGTGCTACATCTGCCGCAAACTCATAAACATCGGTACCAATTGTTACTGTTTCACCGTCAATAACTACGCCTGATATAGTTAAGACTTTTGTGGCATTGACCGCGTTCACAGGAGTTCCTGCCGGTATATGATCACCCGGTAGTCCCTGATCACCGGTTGCTCCTTTATCACCGGTTGCCCCTTTATCGCCAGTAGGACCTTTTTCGCCCATTCCAAGATTTAGGGTGTCAATGATTGATTTTATCTTTGAACCGAATAACATCCTTTTGGTACGAGTATTAAGACCATTAAGCTCAGTAACCTGTTTTGTTGTTAAAGTGTCCATTATGAATCCCCCTTTTTAATTATTTTATAATTTTTCTATTCAAAAGCGTCCTTATTAGCTTTAAAGGCTACGTACGCGTCCATCATTGCGGCAACACTATCAATCTTCTGATCGTAACGTTTCTTACATAGTTTACGATTCCCGTTTGTGTCTTCGAGTGTTATCGCATTTCCCATAGTGAACGACATGAGTATTTGATCAAATAACAACATGCGTTCTTCCGACATCTTCTTTAATTCCCCTAAAGGAACAGATTCAGTCTTAGCCCCTTGTATAACCTTCTCGACGCCATATTCGCCATTCTCCGCCGTCCATCTCTCAACAAACTGTTTAGCATTATATGGATCGAAACCGAAACAACGAACGTCATATTCAGACTTAATAATATATTCGTCTAGATCCTCATAGACCTCCATCATATCAAGGATGGTCCCTTCTAATACGATTAAACTCCCCTCTTTCATGAACTCGTCATATTTAGCACGCATCGCACCAGGGAGCTTCATTAGAGTTAACGAGGAAATATAACAACGGGTCTTGACGCCGAATTTACCATTTGATAATGGAAATAAGAACGTGAATGCACAGAAATCATCACCTTGAGAAAGATCGCCACCTAATGCGCATGGTAATGACCAGAAATCCTGACGGTGATGTGTTAACGTCTCCTCATATGTAAAGAAATAAGTAAAGCCTTCCATCGGAAGCCCAAACCTCTTTGCTAAGATATCGTTTCGTGCCGCTGGGGCCTTCTCAGCTCTCTCTACATCGAGTTGATAGGCTTCGTATGAAACAGTCCTACCAATATTAGGATTGGCTTTAACCCACATTGAAGGATCGCCGACCTCTTTTACGTCATCTAACTTGTACCACCAGATAGAGACATGGGGATTGATATAATCGCCTTTGAGAATATCAAGTAGTTCTATTTTAATAGTGTCGCCACTCCCGTTACGAACGGTTCCTTCTGAACTCATAGCGATTATGAGATAATCATCGAGTTTGGAAGATCCTTGTTCAATCGCACCAACAACATCCTCGCGAATATCCCCAGATAACCATTCATCAACAGTAGCAACTTTATCATGTCGTCCCTGAAGTTTATCTATACTCATAGGTCGAACTTCAAGAATAGATCCCGTTAAGAAGTTCTGGATGCCAAGTTTTGTTGGTGTTAATTTGACTCGATTGACTTTTGAACCGGTGGTATTTTGAAGTGAACCTTCGGTTAAAAATTTGAATAACGGGCCTCGCGCTCTCGTTATAGAGGTGCGAATTGGTCCTACAATTTCTTCGGCTTGTTTCATAGTCGGTGCTGTTGTGACTTGTTGTGTGGTCGTTGTATCCACATTAATAAAATAATTTTGGATGATTGACCCATACATAGTTTTCGCAGCGCCTCTTCCGACAATGAGATATTGTTTATTTATGAGACGTTTCTTAACTAAACAATAT